TATAACAATCCAACCGTCATCCCAACTTCCTTCACTACCATCCTCATTACACTTCCCCTCTTTCCAGAACTTTAAACACTTACCAATAACCCCGTACCCGTAGGGTATCCAACTAACATCTAAAATACTAACATTACCAGATCTCTTACGTAGCAAACACTGTACATACAATTGTTCTTGATCCTTACCAGTATTTTTTCCCATATCCTCTACCTTTATCCTTTCTGACCTCTGAATAAATTATTCACGTAAGTCTCAATAAAAACTTTAGTAAACTCTATCGCCAGATCCATATTAATCTCTTCCAACAATCCAGAATAAAAAGCACCAATCATTTTACCAGTACCACTATAATATTTTAGTAAGTTCATTTCTGCTTTTAGTTCTTCTGAAATATTATTCAGAAAATCATTATTTTCATTTTCTATATCATTATTGTCGGTATCTTTATCTTTCATTTTTATTCTCCTATTCTCCAATCCATTAACAATACTAAAACTTCATACATTCCATTTTACCATCTTTTAAATCTGGATTATATCTTCCAAGAATATAATCTGGTCTTCTTTGATCGGGTTGTACACAAGAAGCAATAATTCTCCATCCCTCATTGAGTAACAACTGTAAATTTTCAGTACAACAATCAACTGCATATCCTGTTTGATTAATATGCAACAAACCCAAATTACTAATATGAACATCACATTTTTGATTAAACTCTACAGAATCATTAAATTGTTTTAGAGCATTCTCAAACTTATCATAAATATAAGTCATTTGTTGAATCACTGTTAAATAATTACTACTAGGACTAATTGCTTTTGGTAAACCTCTAATTTTTATTTTTATATTAGGATGCAAAGAAATGAAAGTTTCTAAATCAACCAGGTATTCTTTTTTATCATCCAATCCAACAATATCTGATTCTCTTACAAATTCTTTCTTACCGGAAATAAATGCTTCATCATCTTTATGAAAAGTATGACTCCAATCATAAAACCTAACTACTTTGTTTTCTTTATCTAAACAATAAGGTGTAAATTCAATTTGATCTGATAATGTATTTTCTAGTTTCTCTAACTCTTGTTTGGATACTTTTTGATTTTCAAAACTAATTCTGGCAAACATATTATTTTTATTTTCCTTTCTCTATGTTCTTTTATAAAAACTATTTAACAACATTCTATACACATGCATATTGGGCTTAAAATATTCATCTTCAAACACATAACTATCGTCATTCCATAACCATTTACATAAAGCTCCTACAACTCCAGCAGATCTACCTATTCCTGCATTACAATGAACCATTGTATAATCTACTTGGTTATAATATTTCTCAACTAAATTAACAATGTCTTTTGCTTGATCTTCTTTCATGGGAATTATGAGATGATATTGATTATTTTCTAAGTCATAAAATTTTGTTTCTTTATCTACATCATCAAATAGAAAAAACTTAATTTCTATATCATCATTATAAAGCACAGATATTGAAAAATTAGCAAGAGGTTCATAATATCCAGAAATAGAAATAATTAAATATTTTTTATTTCTCTCAAATTGAAAATTCTCTACATCATTTTTGTTCATAATATAAATTTTGTTTTTTATTAATTTTATCATTAGGATTTTTCCTTTCTCTATATTTTTTCTATTTTATTTTTATTACTGTTTTGTTGTAAACGCCGTAGGCTATATAAAAATTTTTTTGTAAGCAATTTTACTGGTGTACACTATTTCTCTCTTTAAGAGTTCTTTTAATATTTCTTTTCTTTCTTTTATATATTCTTTAATAGGTTCTTTTTAGCAACAGGTGTATTGTTCTTTTTAACAACTATGTGTGTTGTTTTTAACAACGATACATCGTTCTTTTTAACAACGATGAATTGTTGTTTTTAATAACGATACTTTTTAAGTTTTTAAAAATTTTACCAAGAATATTCATCATTATTTTCATCATTATTTTCATTTTTTTCTTTTTCTTTTTGATTTATTTTTTCCTTTATTTTTTCACGACCTGTTTCCTGATATCTTTGTCTTTGATAGTTTGTTTTTAAATAAAGTTTTTTTTCTCTGTTTTTCAATTGATAAATATTTTTTGAAACAGGTCTATACCAATTGGCACTGTTTAATTTTTCTTCTAAAGTCATTTGAGATTTATTAACTTTTTCAATTAATTTATCTTTTAATAAAAGTTTGATAGCTTTTCTTACACTCGACCAGCTTAATTGAAGTTCATTTCCTATAGCGACTTCTGATTTAGTACAACATCTTTTATCTCCAGACATTGCATATTTTGAATAATTGGCAATAACGGAGAATACCATAGAAGGAATTACTCCATAATGATTTAGCATATCTTTGTATACTTTAAAATATTCAAGACCAGATCCATCTTCAAAATAACCTTTATTTTCTTGATTAGTCATATTTTTCCCTTTTTATATTTTTTTAATAATGCTATTTTTAATAGCAAACAAACTTATAACATGATATTCAATTGTTGTCAAGAAGAACGATACTTTTTCATAAAAACTTATTTCTTCTTGACAAAAAATATGTTCTATGATAATATTTATTTTAGTAAACCAGTGTGGATTTTATTTTTATTATTAGAACATTATTTGTTCTACACTGGTTTACTGAACAAAACAATTATCTATATTATAGATAATATTATTGGTATAGGCAAGGGAACAAGGAGAAAATAAAAAACACAAATGTCTCATAATAAAGGATTACTACAAAGAATAAAAATATTTGAAGATGAAGATTTAGAAGACGTTTATTTAGAAACTTTTTCTGATATATATATAGAAGACACAGAAGTAAATGAAGATGAACTATGCAATGAATTTTATGAAATTTTATTAGAGGAAACAATGGAACAAGATGAACATTATCCATTTAGAAACGAATTTAATTGGGAAGAAATGTCTTATTATAGATTTGAAATAAATGGTGAAAATATTTTAAATTATCATTACGATGAATATTCATGTGGAAATTGGAATGAAGATATAAATAAAACATTGGTTAAAATAAAAATATTAGAATAAAAAAGAAAGGATAATATTATGCATCTCATTGTAGGATTACTTTTAGCAGCCATTTTTAATTCAGGAAATAAAGAAAAAGTAAAATCTGGAGAATATATTGTTGTTGGAAAAGGAAACAACAGAAAACTAAAAGATAAAAAAACTGGAATGTATATAGTTACGTAAAAACATTAGAGGAAATTTTATAATTTGAGATATAATTGTGGAATATACAAAATTGAAAATATTGTTACAGGTGATTTTTATATTGGTCAAAGTATAAATTTAAAAAATAGAAGGTATCAGCATTTCTATGAATTAAAGAAAAATAAACACAAAAATAAATATTTACAAAATTCATTTAATAAATATGGAAAAGAAAATTTTATTTTTAAAGCCATTTTATATTGTGATAAAAATAATTTAACTTTTTATGAACAATTACTGGTTGATAATTTAAATCCAAATTTTAATTTATGTTTGGTATGTGTTGATTCCATAAAAGGAATAAAAATGGATCAAACATTAATGAGAATAAAACGTGTTTGTAAAAAAACCGGAAATATTTATAAAGTAGAATCCACTAAAAATTTAACTGACGATGAAGTCAATGATAAATTTTATGAAGAAGAAGAATATCTCAAATGCACTATTTCAGGAAATGAACTTTTTTATGGTAAAATTCCAAAAACAATAAAACATAACAAATACATATGGAATTATAAAAATAAATATATTTCAAATGAAAAAATATTATATTTTCGCTTTTTTCTATCCTTATATCTTTATTTATTAAAATTAAAAAATAAAAAATTTTCAAAAAACATTTTAAAACTATTTAGAAATAGAAGAGATTGTAGAAGATTATATACTGGAATAAAAACATGTATTGAATGTAATTTTAAAGAATATCCTGATAATTTATTAAAAAAAACGTTCAAAGGGGTGTTAATTGAAATTAAGGAAAATAAAGTCTTTGTTTTTATTAAGAAATCAAAATTTCAAAAAATGTATATTCTATATTTTTAAGAGGAATAATCAATTTGAAAAAACTTCAACAATATT